ACTGGGCTGGTTCGGTGTAGACCTGCCCGAGAGCTTCACCGGCTTCGGAAAGCAGATTCTGGACGGACTGGTGGGCGGCATCATGGGCGGCCTGAACAAGGTAAAAGAAACCATCACCGGCGCCGGCGGCAAGATGATCGCTGGCCTGGTGTCGGGAATCCGCAACGCGGCCAGCGCTGTGGCTGGCGTCCTGTCCGGACTCTTGGGAAACATTAAAGGCGCGTTCGGTGATGGCCTGGGCGGCATTGCCAAGCTCCTGGTGAACTGGTCGCCGATAGGCCTGCTCTACAAAGGCTTCTCCGCCCTTATGAGCTGGCTGGGCGTAGACATGCCAGCCAACCTTACCGGCGCCGGCGGCAAGATGATCGCTGGCCTGGTGTCGGGAATCCGCAACGCGGCCAGCGCTGTGGCTGGCGTCCTGTCCGGACTCTGGGGAAACATTAAAGGCGCGTTTAGCGACGGCATAGCCGGTGTCGGCAAGCTGATCCTCAACTGGTCGCCGCTGGGGCTTTTCTACAAAGCGTTCAAAGGCGTACTGGGCTGGTTCGGTGTAGACCTGCCCGAGAGCTTCACCGGCTTCGGAAAGCAGATTCTGGACGGACTGGTGGGCGGCATCATGGGCGGCCTGAACAAGGTAAAAGAAACCATCACCGGCGCCGGCCAGAAAGCCATCGGCTGGTTCAAGGGCGTGCTGGGCATCAAGTCACCATCACGTGTGTTCATGGGTGCCGGGCGGGATACCCTGGAGGGCTACCGCCAGGGCCTGCAAAAACAGGAACCCAAGGCCCTGAAGCAAGTGGACAGTTTCGGCAAGCGCGTGCGCCAGGCGGGTGCGGGCATTGCCATCGGGGCAAGCGCCCTGCCGGCCGCGGCCGGTGATGTCCAGTTCGACAACCGCCCACCGGTAACCGGAGCGGCCGCCACGCAGCAGCAGCCAGCGGGCGACAGCATCACCATCAACGTTAATGCTGCCCAGGGCCAGAGCGCTCAGGAGATCGCCGCAGAGGTTCAACGCATCCTGGCAGAGCGTGACAGAGCCAAAGCCACCCGCGCCCGCAGCGCCCTGTATGACCGGGACTAACTGAGAGAGCTAAGCCATGATGATGACCCTGGGCATGTTCGTGTTCGAGGTAAAATCCCTGCCTTACCAGCAGCTGCAGCGCGCCAGCCAGTGGCGACACGCCAGCCAGTCCCGCGTAGGCCAGCGGCCGGGTTACCAGTACCTGGGGCCGGGGGAAGACACCATCAGCCTGTCGGGCACACTGTACCCGGAGCTCACCGGCGGCCGAGTTACGCTGGACGACGTCCGCATTATGGCGGATGAAGGCAAAGCATGGCCGCTGATTGAAGGCTCTGGCCGGGTGTACGGCTTCTGGGCCATCACCGGTGTGAGCGAAACCAGCTCCGTGTTCTTTGCCGACGGCGTACCCCGCAAGATTGACTTCAGCATAGACCTGGTACGGGTAGACGAAGACAACTTCCAGGCCTTCCGGGATCAAGCCGGTACCAGCCGCGATGCCGGCATCGGCCTTGGCCTGTACGCACCGCGCCGCAGCGGCGGCGGGATGATCGCCTGATGCAGCACCGAGCCCCCTCTTACCGCCTGGTGGTGAACGGCACCAACATAACCCCCACCGTGAACGGCCGCCTGATCGACATGACGCTGGATGAAACGCCAGGAGACGAGGCGGACACCCTGACGATAGCCATCAGCGACCACGACCACCTGGTGGATATCCCGCCGAAGGGCGCGGAAATAGAAATGGCCATGGGCTGGAAGGGCCAGACGCTGACCGAAAAAGGCGTGTTCATCGTGGACGAGGCCAGCTTCACAGGCCCGCCAAACCAGATAAGCATTACCGCCCGCAGCGCCGATATGCGCAACGATCTGCCAACCCGTAAAACCCGCTCGTGGCACGATCTTTCTCTGGGGGATATCGTCAGCGAGATCGCTGCCAGCAGCAGCCTGGAGCCAGTAATTTCACAGCGCCTGAGCGCCATCAGCATCGAGCACCTGGACCAGACCGACGAATCCGACCTCAACCTGTTAAGCCGCCTGGCAGAGAGGCACGACGCCATCAGTGCCGTAAAGGCCGGGCGGCTGCTGTTCAGCCCCAGGGGAGAGGCCCGCACAGCCAGTGGCAATGCCCTGCCCAAGATATCGGTAACCCCACAATCAGGTGATCAGTACAGCTACCGGGAGATAGACCGCGACAATTACACCGGCGTGGTGGCCTTCTGGGACAACCTGGAAGAAGGCCGGCAGGTGCAGGCCATGGCCGGTACCGATGAGCGGGTGAAGCGGCTGCGCAGCACCTACCCCAACGAAGACGAAGCCCTGGCCGCCGCCAACGCGGAACTGCACCGCCTGGCCCGGGGTGAAGCCGAATTCAGCATAACCCTGGCCGTGGGCCGGCCCGACGTGGGCCCGGAATGGCGCATGAGCGTGAACGGCCTGAAACCCCAGATCGATGGCCGGCAATGGGTGATCACCCGCGCCAGCCACAGCCTCAGCGACAGCGGCCTTATCACTTCCATTAACGCAGAAACCCTCACCCAATAGGAGTACCCCATGTTTTACGTCTGGTTCTGGCTGTTACTGATCGACCTGCCCCTGGCCATCCTGCGCGTGCTGGTGGCCATCGTTGGCCCGGCAATGGTGCTGGTCGCCCTGCCCTTTGCAAGGCCTAAGGGTCATCACGGCAACCCGGAGTTCCCCGGCTGGGAAATGATGCGCCTGCCCCGGCTTTTCGCGCCCTGGGATAACCCGGACTACGGCACCCTGGGCAACCGCGCCTACGGCACCAGCAAAGCCTACAACCCGTTCTTCTACAAAAACCCCACCGGCTTCTGGAGCCAGTGGTACTGGCTGGCCATCCGTAACCCGGCCAACGGTCTGAGCAGGATGGCACTGTTCAGTTGCGTGCAGGGCGCTTGCGATTACGTGAGGCACGAAGGAAGACTGGTTGTCGACAACGGAAAGTACGGTCGCCAGGTCGTCTGGGCAAAGGATGGCTGGCGCTTGTTCACCGGTTTCTATGCCATGGTGCCGTACTGCACCTGGTTTGATTTTGAGTGCAGGATAGGTTTTAAGCTGTTGCCAGACGATCCGGAGCGGGAGCGGCCCGTGGGGGTGACGTTCATCATCAACCCTTTCAAGCGAGCCGCGAGGCGGTAGCGGCCCTAGTCTTCCCAGGGCTCCGGAAGTTCGCCTGTATCCAGCATTGTTTTCAGTCCCGGCTCATCGATAATTAGACAGCCCCGATCCCGGGCCCTGGCAACCTTGGCTGGGCCAGCATTCGGCCCGCAACATAGAAAAGCAAGCCCCTTGGTGACATCCTTCTTTACTGCCATCTGGCGGCCGCTGGCCATGTCTTCCAGTACGCTTCGCTGAACCCTGGGGAAACCCGTGAAGCAGATTTCAGGGCGGGTATCCACCCTGGGTGGCGGTGGCACGTATGGCTGAGTCAGGCTGGCTTCGCCTTCTTCCAGGTATTGTTCAACCCGGTCTTTACGGAAGGTGCGGAACTGCTCGTCAACCGTGCAAACCCCCTGAATATATCGCCCTGTTTCCTTCCAATGCTCAACAGTCCAGTCCGTGGTATGACCCCGAGAATCGGTGTAGGTGAATGAAAGCGACCCCATACTGCCTCCTTTCCTAATCGTCTAAACGAAACGCCCCTAAAAAACCCGGCCAGCCCGCCAATAGCACTGCCCGATCACTTCCACCTGGTTCATGTTCTCGGGCCGGATTACCTCTGCCTGATACATGGCGTTGTCGCTGGAAACCCGCAAGCTCCCGTCCGCCATCTTCTGCAGCCGCTTTATTCGCAAACTGTCACCAATCCGAATAGCAAATACACCATCTGGTTTATTTTTGGATCGATCGATAAGCACAGTATCCCCGTCCGCCAAGGTTCCATCCATCGAGTCACCCGCAACTCGTATCGCCACCAGGTCTTTTTGGTGCAGGCCTTCACGTGTCATCCAGTCGTTCCGGAACTTCAGGTAACTGGATATCTGTTCCTGGTCGAAAAAGGATCCGTTGCCGGCGCTGGCCTCAACGTCATATAGAGGAACCTCCGTGTATTCACGGTCGCCAGTTTGAGATGCATAGTCTTCATCAACCTCGCCTTCACCAAGGCCCAGCAGTAGCCAGTCTAAGCTGACTCCTTTTTCTGCCCGCAGCTGAACACACTGGTCCAATGGGGTGGTGCCCCGTGCTTTCCAGTTATAAATCATCTGAGGATTCACGCCGAAGTGAGATGCAATATCCTTGTCTCGCTCCATACCCAGAACGACCTTCATTCTGTTTAGTATTTCCAACCCATTATATTTGGCAGAAACCATTTTTATTTCCGATAGATAATTTAAATAGCATTTTTGTTTACTACTAACCGTTTATGCGTCTATCATTCTGTGTAATACATCGTTACACAGAGAATACACCATGAAGGATTCAAAAAAACCCGGCTACAGCCACCGAGCACCGTCTGGCGTTCTAACTGCCAAGCCTATTGCTCTGCGCCTTCTACCGGAAGAGAGAGCAGTCCTTGAAAAATCCGCTCTGGCAGAGGGGCGATCCATGGCGTCTCAATCTCGAATTTTTTTCCTCCAGGGCCTTGCCAGTTATCAGGAAAGCACCTCCAGCTGATTCCCGGAGTAACGGCCCGGTAACTGCATTGGCGCCAAGGAGCAATACATGACGGACATCGGCTACACCCAGTACACACCGCCCAAAGCGGTACGCGAGCACAAGTTCAGCATCCGCCTGAGCACGGAAGACCACATCCGCCTTCTTTGGTGGGCTTGCAATCTGGGGTCTGACGGCACCCGCCGCCGTGCGGCCGCTGCGCGCCATGCCATCCAGCAGTTCCTGGAACAGGCCGGTTTTCCATCTGCCGAAGAAATCCTGAAAGCCAGTCAAGTCCGCGGCCCGCGCCGCCGGGCCATTGATCGCTTCCTGGACGAAGAAGGCATTCCGGGCGGCGAAGAGCTGCGCCAGAGGTACGAACGCCGAACGCTCTAATTTCGCAATGAATTAACGACGCCAGGGAGTTTTGGCTTTTAACAGCTTCCGTAGGGAATCCCCAGAGAATCCATTAATCACCACCGAGGACTGAATGCACCAACAAACCAACACCGAAAAAGAGCTGATGGAGTGGTTTGACAGACAGGAAAGAGACACCAAGTGGCGCATCAACGCCTACGTAATCAGAGCAGGGCTGCCGATGGCAGAAGGGCTCCGGTTCCTGAAAACCATCGAGGATCGGAACAGCCGCATCCACCTGGTTCACCCAGGCACAAAAC